GTTTGCAAGTGCTTTGCAAACTTTACCCTGCTGGGGTGTGCAATCGGCACCATTTGCGCTGTTGCCGGCCTTGCAGGGGGCGGCGGGGTCGCATCTTTGGCCGGGCTTATTGCCTGCCTGCTGGGCGGATGGGCCGCTGTTACGCTGCGGGAGGTGCTGGATTGAAACCGTGTGAAATTGAACAGGCGTTTGAATCTAATGACCCGCAAAAATACCAGGAATTTTTTGAAACCGTGCAGATTGCAATCCTGGACACGAACAGCAGCGAACAATGGAAATACAGCAAGATTTGCGACGCCTATAGAGCTGCAATGAGCGGCATGGCAAAACGACTTGATGAATCGGAGAAAGCAAACAATGATCGAGCTTGACTTTCCCGGCTGCGGCGCTGCTGACGAATACGGCCACCCCATTATGTGCGAGGATTGCATTTGGGGCGAAACGTGCATTGATAGCACGGTAAGGGAGGATAACGATGGAACTGAAGAGCTATAGCATTAAAGCCACAGGAAGCCTTTACTGCTCGGAAGGCTTTGCAAACATCTGTGTTGATGGGCAATCCTATGGCATTGAAAAACTAATCTGCGAGATGATGAAAAGCCTGAAAAAGGAAGAAAATCTCGGCATTGAAACGTGCGGAACACTGAATATCACGTTCACCAGAGAGCTGGAAAAGTTGACTGTGAACGGGACTGTGACAAAGGAGGAAAAGGCATGAGCGCCCTCAATCTGAAAGGAGAAGCTGTCTGATGTTTAATGAGAAGAAAACGGAGTATTCTACTAAATCTCGGCAGGAGATTCCCGTTATGCAGACCCCTAAATATATTGCAAGCCGTGATAAAGCGTTAAAGGCGATTGCAGATCGCCCATACCTTAAAGAATCTGATTTTTGGATTCTCATGAACGAAACCAAATCCGGGAAGATGGCGTACACAGGCCTGATTATCAACCACAATGCTTGTCTTAAAATCAACGACAATATGCCGGAGAAGGACAAATTCAACCCTGAGTGCGTGTCTGTTGACAAGTCAGGATACGGCAATTCGCTTGTGTACACCTACATAAATAAAGCACAAGGCATTTATGAGGTTGGTGAAGCGTCATCAACGAATTGCAAGAATGCTTATCCTTACGCGATGGCTTATAAGCGGCTGTTTGATCGCACTGTCCTTAAAATCTGCAAGCTGGCATTTGATGGCATTTACTCTGACAGTGAAGCGGATGAATTTAAGGAACGGTACGAAGAAGAGCCACAGCAAGTTACAGCTACACCGGAAGTCACTCTGCAAGCCGTGAAGGACTTGGCTTTGACCGCGCTGAAAGGTTACGCCCAGCGCACAGGCAAAGACAACAAGGCCGTCAACGAGGACGCACGAACCTTCATCGGTAAAGCCTATAAGGACTTCACCGCCGATGACTGGCGCAGCGTTGCAAAGGAGTTTGAGCGCAGAAAATGAGCCATACAATCAACATCGCGGATGTTACCTTGATGGGTGAGATTTTGATGCTTCGTCTTAAAAGCAAGCCGGACATAGAAGAAGCGCAAAACTTTGCAAATGAAGTCAAATCCGGTCCCGGCAAGCTGTTTGCAGGTGTTTTTGGCGAGGTACGGAAAAAGCGCAGCCTGACTTCTAACGCCTACGCTTGGACACTCATGAACCAGCTTGCCGAAAAGCTGAAAAAGCCTGCTGTTGAGATTTACCGCGATCTTGTGCGGGATGTTGCAGGTGCAAGCGATATTGTAACCATTAAGCAGGAAGCAATAGAAACCTTTAAGCGCGGATGGGAAAGCCAGGGACAGGGCTGGCAGGTTGTTTTGCTAGATACCATGCCTACACCAAACGGCACGTTCTGCACGCTGCAATGCTGGTATGGTTCCAGCGTATACGACAGCAAGCAGATGCACCGCCTGTTGGAACTGATTGTGCAGGAGTGCCAGCAGCAGGGAATCCCCACAATGACACCGGACGAAATTGCAAAGCTGAAAGGACTGACCGGCGAATGAAAAACGAATTTGGCGTTGCGCTTGATTCCAACGGCTATGCACCATCCATCATGCCAAACAAGAAAGACATGTTCGGCCACCCACAGTGTTATTGCTGCCTTAACGGCCACGCTTTGGTACGGCATGAAGTGCTCTACGGCCAGAACCGGACAAAAAGCAAAGCTCTTGGCCTGTGGATTTTGGTTTGCCCGGATTGTCACAGATGGATTCACGGCGAAAAGCAGTGCTGGCCCGAGATGGAAGGGCTGGATGCTGGGATGCGGCTTGAACTCAAGATGACCGCACAGCGCATGGCAATGATGGATTACAACTGGACAAAGGAAGAATTTGCCCGGAGGTTTGGAAAGAATTATTTGGAGGATTAAAGACATGTTGAATGTAGTTGCACTTATGGGAAGACTGATTGCTGACCCTCAGCTGCGCCAGACTACAACAGGTAAAAATGTTGCATCGTTCCGCGTTGCGGTAGACCGGGGACGCAAGGATGCCAACGGACAGAATCAGGCGGATTTCTTTGACATCGTGGCATGGGATAAGAGCGCAGAATTTGTCTGCCGCTATTTCCAGAAAGGCAGTTTGATCGCCGTTGAGGGCCGTTTGCAGAGCCGGAACTATCAGGACAAGAGCGGCAACAACAGGAACGCCGTAGAGGTGGTTGTAAACAACGTTTCGTTTGCAGGCAGTAAAGAACCCGCTCAAAGCCAGAACGTGGCTAATAGGGCCGTTTCTGCGCCTGTGGCGGCAAACAATGAGTACGAACCGATTGAAGATGACGGTGATCTCCCCTTTTAATTTTTGAGCGAAAGGCAGGCGATAAAATTGGGTTTTGTACATGGGACGCAGTGGACGGACGATATGGTATAAGCACAGGAGTTTTGAAAAATGGCAAACGAAGGGTACATCAAGCTGTACCGCCGCATGATGAAATGGGGGTGGTACACAGACACTCCAACAAAATGTGTGTTCCTGCATCTGCTATTTCTGGCCTGCTATGAACCCTGTTATTACAAGGGGGTTCACTTGGAAACCGGACAGGCAGTTGCATCTATCCGCCAAATTTCAACAGATACCGGCATATCTGTTCAATCTGTGCGCACTGCTTTATGCCATCTAAAATCAACACAAGAAATAACACAGTGCGAACACGGAAAATTCAGCGTGTTTACGGTGAATAATTACAGTGATTACCAATGTACTAACACAGAATCTAACAAACAGGTAACACAGAACCAACACAGTGCTAACACAGACCCTTATATAAAGAATAATAAAGAAGTTAAGAATACCCCCTATACCCCCCAAGGGGATGACGCGATTTCTCCTCGATTTGACACCTTCTGGTCAGCCTATCCCAAGAAGACAGGCAAGGCAGATGCACGCAAGAAATTTGAGAAGCTTGTTACTGACGAATCTACCTTGTCCGCAATCTTGAAAAGCCTTGAGTACCTCAAGACCACAGAACAGTGGCAGAAAGATAGCGGCAAGTATATTCCGTATCCTGCCACCTGGCTGAATCAAAAACGATGGGAAGACGAAACAGCACAGCCGCCTGCTGAACTCCGCAAGTCTAAAAACCTGATTCCCATCTATGACCGGGAATATACACGTGAGGAACTGATTAACGGGGTTGTTCCAAAGCTCATTGGGTGGAAGGAGGCAGGCAAATGAATACAGCTGTTGCGGAAAAAGCCGTTATCGGCATCATGCTGATAGAACCTGACCGGCAAAGCGAAGCGTTCAAAAGCCTGACAGCGCAGATGTTCAGCATCAAAGACCTGGGTGATATCTTCCTGCTTTGCAAGGAGCTTGATCGCAGAGGAGAACGGGCGGATGCAGTATCGATAATATCACGCTGCAAAGAAAACATCAAGGCGATTGCTTACGAATGCGCCCAGACAGTTCCATCGGTGAGCGGATTTAACACCTACATCAACTGTGTCCTGGATGGATACCGGAAGCGGCTGATGATTGCCAAGATGGGCGAACTTGTGGCATCGGATGCAGACGCGGATGAAATGTTCGGCGCGGTTGCCGCCATGATGGAAAAGCAGCAGCACATCATGGAGCACCAGCGCCAGCGCAGCGCAAAGGACTTTGCTGATGGCATAGATGACTTCCTGCAATGGCTGAAAAAACCGAATGACAACATCCAAACGGGTTTTGGAACGCTGGATAAGCTGACCGGCGGACTTGTACGAAGCGGCGTAACAGTGATTGCTGCCCGGCCCGGCAAAGGCAAATCTACACTGGCTTTGCAAATGGCGGCGCAGATATCGCAAAGCTGCCTGACGCTGTACCAGTCAATGGAAATGAGCCGGGAACAGCTTTACACAGCAATCTTTTCCCGATGGGAACAGATCGACAGCATCCGCATCACAAATCATGCGCTGACCGAAGAGGAAGAAAGCAAGATTGCAGAGGATGCAGAAATCCTGAAAAGGCGGTACAAGCTGATTCTGGATGATTCCAGCCTGACCAGCCTTGCAGACGTTGAACTGACCATCAAGGAGCGAAAACCGGAAGTGGTTGTCATTGACCATCTGGGACTTGTGGCACCACCGAACGCCAAAGAAAAGCGCAATGACGAATTAGCGGCCCTTACACGGGGATTAAAGCAGCTGGCAATGAAATATCATATCTGCATCATTGAGCTTGTACAGGCCGCGAGAGCCGCCGACACGGGACTTATCAAGATGTCCGACATGTTCGGCTCCGCCACCATTGAACACGATGCAGACATGATTCTTGCCAT